GTATTCATATTTTTCGTAAATTATTCTAAATCAGAACAAAACGAACTAATAAAAAAATTTAACGATGAAAAACAAAAAACAAATTTAAAAAAAATACAAAAACAATCGTTTAAACGAACTTATGATGAAAACGATTTTATGACTTTTGAAACGCTACACGAATTCAGTTCAAAAAAACAATGGGATAGAATTTATAAAAATGTTTTAAGTAACCCAGAATTTTATGCCTGTGTTCAAACTTTAAATAGAAAAACCTTCTCTATTAAATAATGAAATCGAAGAACTATATATTATTACAGATCAGGGAATTACTCGTAGAGAGACACGCATACACGCCAGAACGAGCAGAAGAATATATAAATAAACACAAAGAAGATAAAGTTTATGAACTCCTCGTTTTAAAGAAAAGTTTATCAGAAAATATGGTATATCCAGATGTTTCACACAGAAGATCTATATGGCATTACAGGTACGACGATGAAAATCAAGAAGAAATAAATTAAAAGAATAAATATAATATATATCAGAAATGTTCCGAAAATGGTGTTCTGATAACGGGTTTTGTAACGGAACCAAGCTATCACATGTATTAATGGACGGTGGTGTCCTTTCTATCCCATTTGATAGGTTGAATGAATTTTATAAAGTATACGTCGAATGTGTATCAAACGGCGAAAAAATATACGTCGTCGAACAGAAAACAGATAACTATAACTTTTTTATGGATCTCGATTATAAAGACGACGATCCTTTATTAGTCGAATATATCAAAAGTATATGTACCGTAATATGTGATAAAGTTTCTAAATTCGGTGGTAAAGATGCTTTAATATCAGTAGCTGAACCCAAAAATATAGGTGATTTAATAAAAACGGGTATACATATAAATTGGCCAGGTTTTGTAGTAAATAAACAGTCGGCTTTAGCGATAAGAGAAAATGTAATTAATACAATGAACCTCGCATATGGTTCAAAAGATTGGAACGATATAATAGATTTATCTGTATACGGATCTTCGGGAAGAAACACAAAAGGGAGTGGTTTTAGAATGCCGTGGTCTTATAAAAAAGCAAAACACGAAGAATGTGAAGGTCAGGGATGTAAAGAATGTAAGGGAACAGGTAAAACGTCACAAGGGTATTATTTACCTGTTTTTATGTATAAAAGGGGACCTGTTTTATCTATACTTGAACAAATAGATGGCGAACCATCTGTAAAAATTATGGAAATGGCAACTTTACGAACTGAAAACGAGGATCCAGTAATCATAGAAGGTAACTATAAAAAACAGGAAGGGTCGTTTACAGCTTTACAAACAAAAGACGAATTCAAAAACGAAGAAGTTTTAGGATACATAGAAACATTCGTTAGAAGACACTTAGAAGGACAAGAATTTGCAAAAATTACAAAAATGTATAAACATAAAAATTCTTTTTTGATATCCACAACGTCTCGGTATTGTGAAAATTTAAAACGCGAACATAATTCAAACCATATATGGTTTCATGTAAATGGAGACGTAGTATATCAGAAATGTTTTTGTAGGTGCGAAACCCTAAGAGGAAGATCGTATGGATTTTGTAAAGATTTTAACGGAAGAAAACACCAGTTACCATCTAAAATAACAAAAAAATTATACGAAGGTGAAAAAATTACAAAATACGAACCTAAACCTAAACCCAAAATATCAGAAACTAAAACAGATCAATCTAAAATTATGTTAAAACAGTTTTTAGAAAAATACGTCGTAAAAAATACAGAAATAAACATAAGTACTATAAAAAAAGATGGAACTAAAAAATTTACAATAGAAACGAATTATTCGTGTCACGAATGTAAAAAAGCTAATATAGTTTTTAAAATAGTAAAAAAGGAAATACAACAAAAGTGTTCGTGTTCTTGTAGAAAACACCGTATTTTAGATAAAATAGCCGATAGTTTGTAATAATATATTTAAAAGATAAAATACTATATAATTTATAAAATGAGTTTAATCAAATCAGCTACTCCGCAAATACATGAAAAAGAAGTTAAAACACGTTCTGGTCGAGTTTCTAAAATACCAGATCGTTTAGAACTTTTTGAAGAAGTCGAAGACGATTATTCCGATGGTGATTACGAAACAGAATCAGACGTAGAAAGTGAAAGTGAAGTAGATCTTTTACAGTCAGATACCGAAGATTTTTGTGAAGGTGAAGACGAAGAAGACGAAAACGGAAACTTAAAAGGGTTTGTAGTATCGGATAACGAAGATAATTACGATAGTGGTTATGAAAATGAGTAATAATACATTTAAAAAAATGAAAACAATTATATATAAAATGGAAACTGATATAGGAAACCCAATTGATTATAATCCAGATGATTTCGAAGACGATATGAAAAATCACGATAACAGAGAAAGTATTAATGATCAGGAAAACAACGAAAAGTATCATTTTCCTCAGCATCAAAATCAAACTCCTCAAATGAATGCACCATATCAGCCATATATGGACCAATTCGTACAACACCCATATGAAAAACAAGATTTATTATCCAGTTTAGATAAAACAGCTTACGCTATTATATTTATTGCATTTATATTAGGCTTTTTTATGGGAAAAACCATGCAGCCCGTTATCCTCAGGCCCGGATAAATTAATACCCATAAAATCATTTATAGGACCGTCCTTACTTTCTGAAAAATAAGCTCTTCCAGTAACTAAGGGATCATGAAATATACCTTTTAACACGTCTGACGCTGTATCAGATTTATTTTTGCGACTTTTATAAACTTGTAAAAATAAATTTACCATAAAAAATACGATAAGAATGGTGATTATGTTCAATACGATACTCAACATACTTATAATTATAATATAAAATAAAAATTTACGCTTCTGTGTTTTTAGATTCAACAATTTCCCCGTCCTCTATTTCACTTTCAGTGACCTGTGCTTCAGTAGATTTAATATCCGATTCTTCTTTTATTCGTTTCGTCTCTTCTTCTTGCTTTTCCTTGTCGTGTTTTTCCATGGCTTCTACTGAATCAAAACCTCTATCCACGGCTTCTTTTTCTTTAGCTTTTTGTGCATCCTCTTCTCTTTTACGTTGCCTTTCCTTCACTTCTTCAGCAATAATAGTATCAGCCTCCTTAACGAGATCTTCCATATTCGCATCTGGTTTTTCTTTTTGCAGTCTTTCGACAACCTCAGATGGGTGACTAATAGGTGGTTCATCTGGTTTATTATAAAACTTGGAATTTTCGTCACCAGGTTTATTATAATTACCATCATCTCTAACTTTACCCATATCCATTTTTCTTTCGTTAAACATTTTAGCAGCAGCAGCTTGATTTTCCTTATATCCCTGCATGAGTTCTTCAAGTTTTTCGTTACTATAATGTACGTCTTCAATCTTTACCGGATCCGGTGGAATTAAAAGCCATTTATACATATCGACGACGTATATATCAAAAGTGGAATCTTCTTTTTGAAGTCTTTTTGCGTGAGTCGCGGCTTCTTCCCGAGTTGCAAAAGCCCCTCTAATTTTAATTCCAAACTTATCGTTCTTCTGAGGTGCTTCTGGTCCTACCACCGAAAGGCAGGCAAATAATTGACCTGGTACTGTTGTATAATCTTGTTCGAGAGACATATCTATTTATTGTATATACTATAATATTTATAAAACTTTAAGTCATTTAAAACGACTCTTCGATATACAATATAAAAAATAAAACATGATATAATATAATGGACATCTTTACCAAACGCGTCACCAAAAATGACAAGAAAGCCAAGAAAGGTTTATATACACAGAAATATATAAGAATTAAACAAGAAACTCTTAATAATAAAAAAAGCAGCGAAAAAGACCTAAGTGTGAATATATTTAAAACAAAAAGTAAAATATAAAACAAAACAAAATGAACAACGCAAATTACTCAAAAAATTTACAAAACCATGCGCGTGATTTTACACTTCCCGTGATAAAATACGACGCGTATCCACAAGAAATCATCGATTTATACGAAAAAAATGATGCGATGAAATTTTTACCTGGAATTCGTTCCGGAAAGGGTCAGGCCTTATGTTTTCTATCGGAACCATATCTTCGTAACGGTCAATATTTTATCACGCGCGAAGATTGTGAATCGTTCTGTAACACTGTGGGTATAAGGTCTCGAGATTCTATTCAGCATTTCAATAAAATTCCTCTTATACGAGTTAAAGATTCAAAAAAGAGATATTCTTTGAAATACCCCTTTGAACTCAAGATAAACGATTTACTCAAGAGAGAAGACGTAGAGAAACACGTCAAATTATCTGGTTCCAAATCAGATCAAATCTATAAAGTCAAATCGTATTGGACGAAAAAAGCAAATCAAATTCTTGAAGAAGCTGGTGTTTACCTTCGTCTGTTGAAATACGAACACGATCATAAATTGAACGATGTTCTCAATAAGAAATTACAAGAGGTGAGAGATATAACCGAATATATCTTGGACATACCCGAAAAAGATTGGCAGATTGGTCATTTACGCGCCCAAGGTGGTAACGACCCTGATAATCTCCGCTGGCAACCACCGATCCAAGCTCGGTATCGCGACAGATACATATTCAACGAGTATTTCGAAAAATTAAGAATCTAGTTAAAGTTAACGTTTTAATATTAAATAATACCATGGAAAACCAAATACTACACGAAAACTGTTTAGAAGGCATGAAAAAAATAGAAGACAATTCAATAGATATGGTATGTACGGACCCACCTTACTTTTTAGACGGGTTAGGCGACGATTGGGATAAGAAAAAACTCGATGTCAGAGGTACATCGTCTGTCGTTGGTAATCTTCCTAAAGGTATGAAATTTGACCGAAACCAATCTAAAAAATTTAATACATTTTACAAGGACATTTCGAGAGAAGTGTTTAGAATACTCAAACCCGGTGGTACGTTCATATCTTTTAGTAGTTCTAGATTATACCATTCCATGGCGATGGCAGTAGAAGATGCTGGTTTTGAAATAAGAGATATGCTCGCATGGGTATATAAACAGTCACAAGTTAAAGCATTTTCACAAAATCATATAATCGAAAAGGATAAAACGCGAACACCCGAAGAAAAAGAAAAATTAAAAGAAATGTGTAAAGATTGGAGAACACCTCAACTTAAACCCGCTATAGAGCCCATGTGTTTAGCAATTAAACCCATAGAAGGTAGATACATAGATAATTTTGAAAAATACGGAACAGGACTCATGAACACGTCCGAAGAAACAAAAGTATCCGGTAAATTTCCTATGAATGTCATGACAACCGAAGAAAACGTACTCGACCAAGTTTTTCTAATAAACAAACCTTCTAAAAAAGAAAAAGGTAATTTTAACACACACTTATCCGTAAAACCAGTTGAACTCATAGAACAATTAATTAAATTGTTCACACGAGAACATGCAATAGTTTTAGACCCATTCATGGGAAGTGGTACAACCGCAATAGCTTCCATAAACACAAAAAGAAGGTATTTGGGTTTTGATATAAATAAGGAATACGTAGACATATCTAATAAAAGAATCACGGATTCCAACGAATAAATTTTGGTAAAAGTGCTAACCCAAATAATAAAATCGTGACATCGATTAACATGACTTTATTTTTTATGGATGGACACCAATTCTTATACTTAACGATCTGATCCGAATCTTGAGGTTTTATCCAGTGGTAAAACATGGCGAGGTACGTGGGACCAAGGTTACGTTTACACGCGTACCAGTAGTCATAATAAGCGAGTGCTACGTATGGAAAATATAAAAGTCCTAGAAGGACCCACTTGTTTCTATGAGGTAAAAACCAATACCCAGAGGCTAATACTAAAGTAAACCATATACATTTCCAGTTTGCAACGGGCTGAGTATCGTCACAATTTTTATCTTCGATTTCCATTTTCATTTCTTCTAATATGACGTGAGATAAATTTAGATATAGGTTTGTTATATACCTCTTCTTTAATTTTTTTTATACGGGTATCTATAATTTTCATTTTGTCGTACATATCGTCCATATCTTTACCTATTTCAATAATATGAGAATTTAAAAGAAGTATTTTTTTCTTCGTATTTTTATACTTTTTCAATTTTTTCTCGTTATTCTTTACTTGATTATATGTAGTAGCATTCTTATTGATAGAATATAATACTCGTGTTGCTTCACCTTGTAATTCATCTCGTTTTTTAGTTTTATTGAATTGTGTTTTTATTAATCTTCTAATAGAGTTATCAAAATTTTTCTTAAGTTGTTTCATATCGTTAGTTATTTGTTTCAATGTATTAATTTCTTTTTGTCTTTTTTGTATAGTGTTACTTACCATTTATATACTCTGATATTTTAACCTTAGTAACTCCATTTAAAAAGAAAAAACGAATATAAATAAATGGAGGAGATACGTAAGTACCATAACGAGTCTAAGCGTCTCCTCATCCAATCGGCTACCCGCGAAGGCGACAGTATTTTGGATGTAGGATGTGGATTTGGTGGTGATCTCCAAAAGTGGAAACACACCAATGCAAATATAAGTATGTGTGAACCGAACCCAGATTCACTTAAGGAGGCTAAATCTCGTGCCAAGAATATGAAAATACGCGTTAACTTTTACGAAGGTGACATATTTGCGTGTCCCCAAAGGAAATACGATGTCATATGTTATAACTTTGCGTTACACTATATATTCGAAACGAACACGTTATTCGAGACGTCTTTATTAGCAATTAAGAATAGAATGAAACCCGGGGGTCAATTCATAGGAATCATACCGAATTCCGATAAGATTATCATGAACACACCCGTAAAAGACGAGTTAGGAAACTACTTTTTAATGAAAGGAACGAGTTCGGGCAAGTTCGGTGAAAAGTTATACGTCCACTTAGCA